TGAACAAGCTCTTTCTAAAGAGTACCATGATATCGAATCTCAAATTGATAAGGCTCGTAAAGATGGTGATACATATGAAGTTGGCGAATTAAAAGATAAACGAGAACAAGTACAAAAGAGTTATTGGAATGCACGTAATCAACGTGAAGAACTAGTAACTACTCTTCAAAAGTCTGAACAAGCACAAAATGAAAAAGAATGGAATGAACAAATTCAATATTTTAATCAAACCATTCCTGACATGATCCCTGACTTTAATGAAGACACTGCTGTAGCAATTCGTGAATTTGCTATTGAAGAAGGTATTTCTACAGAAGTATTAGATTCAATTGCCGATCCAGTTATTGTAAAGTTTGTCGATGATTATCGTAGGCTTAAACAAGGTATTACTAAAGGTACTGCTAAAAGAAAAGCTACTCCATCTAAAAAGGCTCCGCTTAAAAAGGCTAAAACTACAACCCGCAAAAAACAAGACAAGGCGGCTGAGGTTAAAGCTAGAGCAATGAGTCCTGACTCTTCTAACGAAGATCAAATGGAGTTTTTAAGAGGTCTTGCCAACCAATCTTTAAATCTTTAATACCTCGGAGGTATAATTAATATGGCTAATAATCTTGGTGTTCGCGGAACTGGTGGCCCACAGGGACCAGCTCGCGGAACTGGCAAAGATGTTTCCCAACGGGAAGATCTAGCAAACTTTATCACAATGATTACTCGTGATGAAACTCCTTTTACTTCATCTATCGGTAAATCTAAAGCAACAGCTATCTACCATGAGTGGCAGACAGATCAGCTAGAAGCTCCAGGCAACTCTCGCATTGGCGAAGGTACTGACTGGATTGCCCCATCTACTGATGGCTCTACTGGAACTGGTGCAACTCCAGCAACTGGTAACAAGTTTGCAGTATCTGGTCCTTATCGTACTCGTTTGGGTAACTACACTCAAATTAACGGTAAGACAATTGCTGTATCAGGCACACGCCGCGCAGTAGATCAAGCAGGTGTTGCAGACGAATATGCATACCAGCTTAAAAAGCGTGGAACTGAGCTACGCCGTGATGTGGAATTTGATATGATCCACTCATACAACACAGCTAATGCTGTGGGTGTACAGAACGCTAACTCACGTTCAGCTGGTGGATACCAGTCTTTCATTAACTCAGCAACTACATGTAACTATGTAGGTGAGTTTGAAGCCCCTTCAGCTTCTTCCTCTAATGCTGGTACTGATGCACAAGGCACAGACACTGTACGTGGATCAATTAACGGTGGCACTACTGCACCAGCACGTGGAACTCTTGCACTGACAGACATTGATGCTGTTATGCAAAAGATCTATGAGCAAGGTGGTAAGGCAACTAAAGTTATGTTGTCACCAAAACTTCGCCGTGACTTCTCAGACCTGATGGTTTCAGATACTGGTGTTGTTCGTAACATTGACGCTGGTGGAAAACTCCGTCAGTCTGTTGACGTATACATGTCAGACTTTGGCGATCTTATGGTAGTTCCTAACTACATCATGGGTCTGTCAAACGCTGTTGCACTTAAAGGTGATAACGGTACTGCATTCTCAGGCGCAGGTATCCCTGACGTTGCTGACTTTGCAGCATTGGTCTATGACCCAATGTGGTTTGCTACAGCTTACTTACGTCCTATGCAGGAAGTAGATGTAGGCCAGCAGGGTGACTCAACCAAAGGAATGATGGTTGAAGAGTGCACCTTGGAAGTACGCAACCCACTTGGTTGTGGTGCTATCTACGGTCTTAACTAGGCTATTTGTTAGGGGAGGTCTTTATGGCTTCCCCTTTCTTTTTATATAGGAGATAACATGGCTTATTCAATGTCAGGTGAAGATTTTAAAAAAGCTGAGTCTGGACAAATAAAAAAAGATTCTAAAAAAGCTAAACCAGCAACAGGTAACCCTTTTAAGAAAAGAAAAGAAGATCCTGCACAACAATATGCAATGGGCGGTAATGTAGCAAAGTACTACGGTAAAGGTGGTAAAGTTGCTGGATGTGGTCCTGCTCAAAACAAATCATAATTTAAAGGGAGATAAGTAAATGCTAGTTATTAGACTTGCTAATGGGAATACTTACCCAGCAGACAGATGCACATATCGTGTCGATGAGGCGGCAAATAAAATTACACATTTTGATCCTAATGCTGTAGTAGTAGCAGTAGGGAATGCACCAACCGCTGTAGGCGCAACAGGTGCACGATTAGGGTATATTAAAGCAGGACGCTTTGCACCATATACACAAACACCATAAGGAGACAAGAGGACATGTCTAAAGAAACTGACTTTAAATTTCGCAGTAGTACTGTAGAAGCAGATAAAGATATTCATGCTGGCTTTGATCTAGAATCAGGTGATTGGCAAGCAACTCAAAATATAACACAATATAAAGAACAAGCTAAAGAAGATCGTGATCGTCAAGAATACTTTGGAAAAACTAAAGGTGGTTATCGTAAGATGGCTACAATTCCTGATATTGTTGCAATTAAAATATTGCAAGATCATCATTTAGATTTACATGACCCATCTTTTATGGGTGATCCTAATAATCTTAAAAAGCTTAAATCTATTCTGTTGAGTGAATATAGAGATCTTGTAGTCAATACTTAATCAGGAGGCCCACTATGGCATTGACTTATACTCAGCTAGTGGCACTTGTTCGTACATGGTGTAATAGGGATGAAGAAGTAGTAAGTGATGCTATTATTCAAGATGCTCTTAAGTATGCTGCAGATAAAGCGTATAGAACTTTACGGGTTCCACCACTAGAGAATGTTGCTATTTATGAGAAAACACTATTACAAGCTGGAACTAAAGCAGCTAATAGTTTACAAGGTAGTATAACAGAAATACAATTACCTTACGATCTTATAGAATTTATTCAAATTAGAGAAGTAGATTCTGCTGGATTAACCACACGTGTCTTTAATGAAAAATTAGATATACGAACATTTAATGATGCTTTAAGTGAAAAGTATACAAACCTTAACTACTGGGCAAGACAACAAAACGTTGTGTATCTTACCCCAGGGTTTGGTGCTGGTTCAACAAGCAATCAAGCAAACACAATAGAACTTTATTATTATCGCAGACTACCTGCTTTAGATGCGGTGTACGCTGTAACTGTTCTTAACTATAATGCTGGATTCCTTACTACAACAGGTGCAGGATCTGGTGTTACTAATTCTAAACAGTTATACTTTAATAGTAATACAGGAACAACAGCTTACGCTACTCAATCAGATGCACAGGCGGCTTCTGGTGGCGGGACTGTAACAAATGCTTATTATATTGGTATCTCAACACCTAACTGGTTACGTGATGAAAACCAAAGGATTCTTTTGTTTGGAGCATTAGCAGAAGTCTTTGCTTATGTACAAGATGATGCTCAAGCATCAAAATACAATGGTGCATTCTTAGCAGAAATTGCAGAAGCAAATGATGAGGATGCTAAACGTAACGCTTCAGGCGGTAACTTACAAGTAAACTTTAATGGACGAGGGTTAATCTAATGACTACACCAGCAAGACCTGGCTCCTTTACAGGAGCTACTGATAATGCCGCCAGTGGTGGATTATTTACAGATACCCTTATTGATGGTATTCCCGATATTATAGGAGCCGATGTAGCATCTGCAGAAGCAGCCGCTGCAGCCGCAAAGGTATCAGAAACAAACGCCGCTACAAGTGCCACTGGTGCAGCTACAAGCGCAACCAATGCAGGTACTTCGGCTACTAATGCAGCAACTAGCGCAACAGCTGCGGCAGGAAGTGCAACAGCAGCTGCAGGTTCAGCTAGTAGTGTGGCAGCAGATGCCGCTACAGCAACAACTAAAGCAGCTGAAGCAAGTACTTCTGCAACAAACGCAGCGTCTTCACAATCAGCTGCAGCAGCGTCACAGACTTCAGCAGCATCTAGCGCAACTTCAGCTACTGGATCTGCTAACAGTGCAACAACCTCTGCTACAGCAGCAGGAAACAGTGCTACATCAGCAGCTAGTTCCGCTACAACAGCTACCACGCAAGCCGCTACAGCTACAACTCAGGCTACTACAGCTACAACACAAGCTAGTAGTGCAACAACTTCGGCAGCTACAGCGACAACTAAAGCTACTACGGCTACCACACAAGCTACTAATGCAGCAACAAGTGCAACAGCAGCAGCTGGAAGTGCAACAACAGCCACAACACAAGCTAGTAATGCATCAACTTCAGCCACTACTGCTACAACACAGGCTACTAAGTCAGAAAACTATGCAGTAAAAGTAGATGGTGTAGTACCAAGCACTTCAGATTACTCATCTAAAGCATGGGCTGTAGGTGGAACAGGCGTAGATCACGCTTCAGGTGGCGGTAACGCTAAAGACTGGGCAACCGAAACAACAACAACTGCTGATAATACTGAATACTCAGCTAAAGAATATGCAGTAGGTATACAGTCGGGTAACACATCTGGTTCATCAAAACAGTGGGCTTTGGGTGGTGGTAACTTTGTTATGTCTACTCCTGTCACAGGATCAGGTGGAACAGCTAAATACTCAGCAGCTTATTGGGCAGACCAAGCAGCTAGCTCAGTAGCTAACTTTGATGAAAAGTATTATGGCAGTTATGCCGATGATGCAGCAGCCGAGAATGCACATGAAGCAGCAGGTAAAACAGTAGCAGTAGGTGACTTGTATTACAACACAACAGTTAGTGCTGTTAAGTATTGTAGTGTAGCACCTTCCGGTACTGGCGCACCTGTAGGCACATGGGTAGCAATTGCAGCAACCGACACAAGTGGTTTTGCTACAGCAGGGTTTTCAATCGCAATGTCAATCGCATTATAGGAGACAGATATGGCACAAAACTTTAGACGATATATAGAACGAGCCATTGGAACTTCAGCAACTGACATTCCAGATGGAGCTAACTTTGATTCTTATGATACAATTGTAGGGATTAATCTTGCCAATATTGTGGCACAACAAATTATAGTTTCAGTTTACATTTCAAATGGTGGCGCTAATTACTACCTTGTAAAAGATGCACCTATACCTTCGGGAAGTTCACTTCAACTTCTTGACGGTGGCGCTAAAGTAGTAGTACAATCAGGAGATCGACTTAACTTTATCTCAGATACTGCAAGCTCACTTGATGTAGTTGTATCCGCTGTTGACGCTATTAGTACATAGGAGGATAGGTTATGGGTTACATTGGTAATCAAGCAAGTTCAAACTTTTCTTCTTTAGCTAAACAAGCTATTACAGGTAATGGCGGTGCTAACTATACACTTACTACAGCTGTAGCAAACGCTAATGAATTAGAAATATTTGTAAACAACGTTAGACAAGAGCCAGCAGTAGCGTATAATGTAGCTGGGACTGCTCTTACTATGACAGGTAATGTAGCAAGCACAGATGACTTTTATGTAGTGTATCAAGGTAAAGCAGTTCAAACAACTACACCTTCACCTGCATCAGTAACAGCAGCAATGCTTGCTCAAGGTGCTGCAGGATCATACCTTGGTGACGCTACACAACTCGGTAACATTATTAGAGTACATGAAAAAGAACTAAACACTTCAGTAACAGTAGCCGCAAACACTAATGGTATGTGTGCTGGCCCATTAACCCTAGCTTCAGGAGTCGTTATCACCGTTAGTGCTGGTGCGACATTGGTGGTAACATGAGTGCAGTACATACAAACACAATACAAACTAGTGCTGGTGGTCCTGTTACATTAACTAAACAGAATGCGGCAAAGGCTTGGATTAATTTTACAGGTGTAACCACGACAGCAATTCGTGATTCTTTTAACATTAGCAGTATAACAGATGAATCTACTGGTAAAACGTACCCGATAGCCATGACATCTGCAATGGCAAATGATGATTATGCTGGTTCATATTTTCAAATGGGTGCGCCTGGCACTGGTAGAACTAACTTCAATAATGATTATGCTGGTGGCCTTGGAGATAAAACAACAACGCAATTCGGTACTGTTAGTTTTGCTAATGCTGTAATAGACTCTGGTATGAATGATGTGATTATCATGGGAGACCTAGCATGAGTGAGATAAAAACAGATAAGCTTACTGGCGTAGGTACTGCTTCAACTATTACAATTGCAAATAATGAAATTGTTGGGGCTAGTTCTGGTAATATTACTATTCCTGGAGAAGGCGGTACTACAAAAACTAACTTACAGCAGGGGTTGACAAAGCACTGGGCAAGAGTTAATCAAATTAGCTCTAATGTTTTAGGAAGCACATTTAATAATTCATCTGCTACAGATGCAGGAACAGGACACGTTAGATTTCATCGCATTTCAAATCTTGCGAATGATGATTACCCTCCTTTTATGTCGACAGAAGTACAATCATCTTATACAAATGTTGGAAACTCTACGCTTTCAGGTTCAACACAACTTAGTACGACCTTTATGTCTGCGTACCACGTTGAAAACGGTTCTGCTACAGACACGGCGCTGCTTACTATGGTGGCATTAGGAGACTTAGCATAATGGCAAATGGAAAAATAAAAGCAGATACCCTAGAACACAGCACCGCTGGTACGGTTGATACAAGTTACGTTGTTAATGGTAGTGCAAAGGCTTGGATAAATTTTGCTGGTGCTGGAACATCTGTCAACGACAGTCTAAACATAAGTTCTTTGGCAGATAATGCGACAGGTAAATTTACTGTAACAATGTCATCTGCT